GTTGTTTACACCACTTTCTGTGCGAATGTCTTGTGCTGTACCGCTAGTGTTAGCGATATAACCTGCTAGTGCCACAGGGAACTTTCCGATAAAGCTAGCGCCGATAGCAGTTGAAATAAAACCCTTGCCATCACCAACTACGCCAGCGTTACCACTTATACGATAAAAATCTGCCATTTTAATTCTCCAAAATTTGCGTCATTACAACGCTGTAATTATTTATGCTGATATGCAAAAAATATATAGAATTAAACTTTATTATTTGAATTAGGTTTTGGTGCACCAGCTTGTTGCAACTTATGAGCAAGTTCTGTTGATCCGCCTGGTTTGTACAGTATATTAACTAATGACTGTAAAAATTCTGGGTTTTCTTGGTTTATGCCGACTGCTTTTGAAATTATTTTACCATTACGACTAGTTCCAGTTGATTGAATTCCACTGTTTGTTTCACCACCAGTCATCTGCGCCCAAAGTTGTGGATTTTTTGCTTTAAGTTGGCGATTTCTATACCAAACTTGTGTTGCACGAGTTGCTAATCCATCAATTTCACGTGGTGTAAGAACAATCGCATTATTTTTTAAATTTAATACTGCTTCTTCAACAGATTCACCTGTTGCATTTTTTTGAGTTTGTTTATCAAGTGCGGCAGACATTGATGCATATCTAGGATCACCTGGTTTAATTGTTTCACCGCCAACAGTTATAGGTTGCGGAGCATTATTTGCAGTTTGTGAAGGTTGTGTGGCTGCTTGTTTTTGTGTTCGTGACCCGCTGCTAAAATTAATCTTAGTTAACCCAATATCGTTTGAGTCTTTTTTAGTAATAAATTTATTACCTTTTGCTATCAACGTGTTTGATAATATTTCTTGAAAATCTGTAACCATTTTGTTACGATCTTGTATACGTTTTTTATATTCTGTAGGAGCCATTTGTTTCATATCATTGAGATTTTTACTGTATTCTGCAATAGCTTGCTGTATAATTTGCACAAATGTTTGTTTACTCTTCTCAAATTCAGGATCACCTGGGTTTGGTGGTGGAGCATCTGGTTTTGTTATTTCGGATAAGATTTCAACGGCTCTCATTGATCTTCCTTAACCCACGCACGAATTTCTGTGGGTCTTGTCCACGAATAGAGTTAATAAGTCTACGCTCTAACTCATCTGCTTCTGGAGTATCATAATTTTCACGTATTTGATTGATTAAGTTTACTGCACTGTTGATAATATGGTTAGCACGACTTTCTATAACTAGACCAGCATTTTGTCCAACAGGTATTGAACTTAATTCATCCAATATACTACGAGTTTGTTTACGCAAAATTAATTACTCCGTACTTTTATTTATTGGAAACTATGCTTGTGGAACTTTTCCGCACATTATATCACACGTCATTATTGCGCCATCTTCATAACTATCTTTCGTCCACGCACTTTCAACTTTACCAAACCAAGCAATGCATGTTTCAAGATCATAATCATGTAAACTATTCTTTTCCAACAATGGTTTAATCTGACGATTCATTTTACCATTCCATCCCTTATCATAGGTTTGCGGACTAAATCCAAAGAAACAACATGGATATACTTTTCCCTCGGCCGATATATAAATTGATTTTTGATTTTTAGTAAAACATGAGTGTGTCATGCCAACAATATGAGGTTTAATGTAAAATTCTTTGTTTTGATTACTTTTATCCGTAATAATATTTTCAATAACGGTATCACCCTGCCAGTTACCCATGATATGAGATAAAGTGCCATCACGGTTAAAAACTGGTCCAGTATTACGCCCATGATCTACTAAATCAAAATCATAAAAACCTAATTTCTCAGAAAGTTCACGACACTCTTCAATTTGATGTTCATTGTGCGCAAACCGTATCATCTTCCATGATGCTGTTCCACCACCATCCATGTATGCCTTTGCATTCTGTAAAATTTTATTAAAATCAGTATCTTGACGATATAGGTGATGAGTATCTTCAAGCCCATCTAAACAAAAATCAACATATGTATTTGAAAATTTTCCAAGATCGCTCCAAAAATTTTTATTTCTGGCGCTGCCATTGGTGCTTATTCTTATTTTTAAGGATGGATTACTAGATTTGAAATATTCTAATATCTCAATAGATTCCAAATTAGAAGTAAAATCACCAAAATTTCCGTTGACTAATAATCCTCGTAGTTGAGATATAAACTGTGGACTAAAAGTTTTTTTAATAAGTTCCAAAGTTAAATTTGTTTCCACGTAACCCATATTAAATGGATAACCAAACAGATTTCGTGGACACTGCGGACACCTAGCGTTGCACTGAGAACTAAATTCCATATGTAAATGTCTTATATCGTGAAAGGAAATCATATGTTATTTAAGTTTTTTTAATGTTGGCTAACATTTGTTTTAGTTTGCTGCTGTTTACATCTGCCACAATCTTGCCACTTTCTTCGGGTTCGACATTCGGTATTACGGTGCTCTTATTCTTTACACCATCAAATATACTGCTAACAGGTTTCTTAAATTGATGCCCTTCGCCATCGTCTGGCAAATCACGAATGCGTAAACTATCAATGTCAAACTCAAGTTCAACCTTTTGTCCAACGCCGCTAGATGAACGAGTCTTCATAATCTGCAATTGATACTTGCCATGCTCACGCATACTGCGAGAAGTAAAGATACCAAATAAATTATCGGCAGTGTTAATCTTAGAAATACCACCACTAATATGACTATGATCAAACTCTACTTCTTCCACAGATGCACGATTTAACTGTGATGCTGTAACCAACAAGATTTGCATTTCTTTAGCAAAGTTACGAATTTCTTCCGACACATACTTGTCTTTGACAAACAAGTCACTTGGACTAACCTTGGCACTAACAGGCATGAGCAGATCAAGATAGTCGATCATGATAAAATCAACCTTACGACCGCTACGGATTTGCAGTTCCTTGACATATGAACGAACATCATTAATATTGCTTTGGGCTGGCAAATACTTAATTTGTAATCTACCACTCTTCTTGCCCATCATAACAACCTTCATATCAACGGTATCAATATCCTTGAAGATATCTTTACTGGCGATATTAGTAACCATACTATCAATACGCATGGATGTAAGTTCTTCACTAAGTTCTAGTGTGACATAAACACCATTGAGACCAAGTTGCATCCAGTTGACAGCAATGTTTTGCATGAACAGTGATTTACCCGAACCTGAACCACCAGCAAAGATATTTAATTCACCTTTGTTAAATCCACCAAACAACTTTTGATCAAGTGCATTCCAACCAGTAGATACCTGACCATTGTTATCTTTAATCTTCATTAGACGAGCACGAGGATCAGCGAAGTAATCGGTACCAAGGTCTTTAGTTAAACTGATTTGAACAGCATCCTTGATAAGTTTCTCAACTGGACCAAAGTCACCTTTCTCAAGTAAATCTGCTGATGCAAGAATGGCTCGCTCAAGTTCTTTTTGCTTGGTAAAATCTTCAAACTCTTCTAAGAACCAAGATGTATGATCATCTGTCATACCAGGAACTTGAGCAAATGTATTATTGGTGGCAGCATTGATCTGCTCGACCACCGGCATAACAGTATGTTTTTCACAGTGTTCTTTAATGAACTCTGCTGCACTCTTTAGGCTACGGTCGAAGTTATTTGGGTTAAAGATGTTTTGAACACGCACATAACTCTGTGGATCACTCAACATCATCTCAACAAACAATTTTTGTATTGCGCTATCGTATGTTTTTGCCATGTTTAGATTATATGTTATTTTTTATCCATTGTCACTAAAATTATGACAAATCTCTCAACCAAATATATATTCACTTAAATACCGCATGATTGATTTTGACCTACTAGAACCAGCAATAACTCCATCAAGTAAACCAAGTTTCTTACTAGATTGGGAGTTAACAATGAAGTGCAACCTAGATTGTAGTTATTGTAGGTCTGGGTTGTACGGTGGACATTATAACATTATGCCACACCCAAGTTTAGAAACTGCCCTTGCCACGATTGATTTTATGTTTGAATATGTTAATGTTTATATGGAATTAAAACCCAAGTGGTTAAGAAATGTAACATTAAACATATATGGTGGCGAATCAATGTATTATCCTAACATTGATAAAATTCTTGAAGAGGCAAGATTAAGACACGAAAAATATAAAGATTTTTGGAATTTAGATATTACTACTACTACAAATCTTATTTTAAGTCATAAAATATTAGAAAAAATATACAATGACATTGATGAATTTACAATAAGTTATCATACAGAATCCACCGAAAATCAACGAAACCAATTGCGAGAGAATTTATTATTTTTAAAAAATAAAAATAAAAGAATCAAAGTTATAGTATTGATGCATCCCAATACAGATAACTGGGATGATTGCTTATCAATGATAAATTTCTGCAATACCAATAATATAAAAAATTTACCAAGACAGTTGGATCATGAGTTATCCGATGTTAAATTTAATTATAGTGATAGTCAAGTAGAATGGTTCAAAAATTTTTATAATTCTAGATCACACGGCGAAGTAAAATTTGACAAACCTGTGAAAAAAGATGAAGCTGACAATAATGATTTAAGTGATTATGGTCGCTCATGCTGTGGTGGACGACAATTGTGCACAAACGGAAATTTTAAAGAAAGAAAAGGTTTTGTAGTAGGCAATAATTTTAAAGATTGGCATTGCACGGTAAATTGGTTTTTTCTATCCATTAAACAAGTAACAGGTGAAATTTTTACAAACAGAGATTGTAAAATGAATCTTAATAGTGAAATTGGTCCTATTGGAAAGT